CGACAGGAACGCGATACTTGGGTCACTTGGCCCAACAGAGTGGCAGCGCTGATGGCGGCCGAGGTCGCCTTGGGGGTGGAAAAACAGACCGGTGTGCCAGTGATCATCGAGGCCGCGATCCTGCAGAGGGTGTTGGAAGCCCATGTCAGACAGCACCTCGACGCCCTCGCCGATCTCAGGGTCTCGCTTGGATGATGACAATGATGATCTGACCAGCGACGATCTGACGGACGATCTCGACCTTGGCTTTGACGGGGCTGAGGACATCCTGCGCAGCTGGCGCAAGGGCATGCGCCCCGATCCGGACCTGACGGTGTCGGAATGGGCGGATCAACACCGCTGGCTGTCGTCGCGTGGCGCGGCCGAGCCGGGGCGGTATCGCACCGCCCGCGCGCCTTACCTGCGCGAGATCATGGATGTGCTGTCACCCCGCCATCCGGCACAACGCATCACCTTCATGAAGGCGGCGCAGGTCGGCGCGACCGAGGCTGGCAACAACTGGATCGGTTTCGTCATTCATCACGCGCCGGGACCGATGTTGGCGGTGCTGCCGACGCTGGAACTGGCCAAGCGCACGTCACGAGGTCGTCTTGATCCGCTGATTGCGGAAAGCCCGGCCCTGCGCGAACGGGTCAACCCCGCCCGGTCGCGCGATGCGGGCAATTCGATGCTGTCGAAGGAATTCCCTGGCGGCATTCTGGTGCTCACCGGCGCCAACTCGGCGACCGGCCTGCGGTCGATGCCCGCGCGCTACATCTTTCTGGACGAGGTCGACGCCTATCCGGCCTCGGCCGACGAGGAAGGCGATCCCGTCACACTGGCCGAAGCGCGGACCACCACATTTTCGCACCGGCGCAAGGTGTTCATCGTCTCGACCCCGACAATCCGGGGATTGTCGCGCATTGAACGGGAGTTTGAGGCCAGCGATCAGCGCCGGTATTTCATGCCCTGTCCGCACTGTGGCCAGATGCAATGGCTGCAGTTTGAACGCCTGCGCTGGGACAAGGGGCGGCCCGACACAGCGGCCTATCACTGCGAAGGCTGCGAGAAGCCCATCGCGGAGCACTACAAGACCCAAATGCTGGAGCGGGGCGAATGGCGGGCAACGGCTGTGTCTGCCGATCCGCATTCCATCGGCTTCCACATTTCGGCGCTCTATTCGCCGCTGGGATGGAAAAGCTGGCAGCAGATCGCGCGCGAATGGCTGGCCGCCCAAGGCTCAGAAGAGATGCTGCGCGCTGCGCGCAACACACTTCTGGGCGAGACTTGGGTCGAGAGCGGCGACGCGCCGGAATGGCAACGGCTGGCCGAACGGCGCGAAGCCTATCGCGGTGTGCAAATCCCGGTGGGTGGGTTGTTCCTGACCGCTGGCGTCGATGTGCAGAAGGATCGTATCGAGGTCGATGTCTGGGCCTGGGGTCGGGGCTTGGAGTCCTGGCTGGTCGATCACATCGTCATCGCCGGTGGCCCGGACGATCTGGCCTGCTGGGACAAGCTGACGGCCCTGCTCGGTCGGACTTGGGCCTGCGCCAATGGTGCTGTGATGGTGATCGGCAAGCTCGCCATCGACACCGGGTACGAAGCGCCAGCGGTTTACACCTGGGCGCGCAAGCAGGGCTTCGACCAGGTGGCCCCGATCAAAGGCCTCGAAGGCTTCAACCGGGCGACGCCGGTTTCGGGGCCGACCTTTGTGGATGCGACCATCGGCGGCAAGCGCCTGCGCCGGGGCGCGCGGCTGTGGTCGGTGGCCACGGCGACGTTCAAGACCGAAACCTACCGCTTCCTGCGGCTGGAACGCCCCTCGGATGAAGACAGGGCGCTGGGCGTGCTGGACGCCCCCGGCACCGTGCACTTGCCAGACTGGGTCGACACCGAATGGCTGAAACAGCTGGTGGCCGAACAGCTGGTCACCGTGCGCAACAAGCGCGGCTATGCCCACCCCGAATGGCAGAAGATGCGCGAGCGCAACGAGGCGCTCGACATCCGCGTCTATGCCCGGGCGGCCGCGTGGATCATGGGCGCCGACCGCTGGGACGAGGCAACCTGGCGACGGCTGGAAGCGCAGGCCGGGGTTGAAACAAAGCCGCAAGCGCCGATGCAAATTGCTGCCGCTGCGGAGACCCCGACTGCACCCAAGGCCGGAACACCGACAACGCCACGGCGGAAACGCCGGGCCTACACACCGAACTTCATGAGGGATTGAGATGGATCTGGAACGGATGCGCGCACTTTTGGCCGCGCTGCAGGAGGCCCGTTACGCGGGCGTCCGCTCGGTGAGCTATGATGGCAAGACCATCAATTACGGGTCGGACGCGGAACTGGCGAACGCCATCGCCGATCTGGAGGGCCGGATCGCCACGGCCACGACGGGCACTCCGCGTCGCCGCCGCTGGGGCACTGTCGCGTCAAAGGGCCTGTGATCCATGGCGTTTGAAGCGTTCCGTCAGCGCATCGGTAGCATCATTGGCGGGTTTGACGCGGCACAGGCCCATCGGCGGCTGCGCGGATTCCGGGCATCCCGCGCGCATGTGAACACGCTGATCGCCGCCTCGGGCGACACCATCACCGCCCGTGCGCGCTGGCTGGTGCGCAACAACGGCTATGCGGCGAATGCAGTGGAGAGTTTCGCCAGCAATGTCGTTGGCGATGGCATCAAACCCTCGTCGACCATCACCGATGCCGCCAAGAAGGAAGAGTTGCAGGCGCTGTGGCTCGCCTGGACCGACGATGCTGACGCCGAAGGGTTGACCGACTTCTATGGTTTGCAGCGCCGGGCGGCGCGCGAGGTGTTTCTGTCGGGCGAAGTCTTCATCCGCATCCGACCGCGCAGGGTCGAGGATGGCCTGACTGTTCCCCTGCAATTGCAGATGCTGCCTGCCGAAATGCTGCCGCTCGACATGAATCGCACCTTGCCCGGTGCTGGGCTGATCCGGCAGGGGATCGAGTTCGACGGCATCGGTCGCCGCGTCGCCTATCACTTCCTTCGGCGCCACCCCGGTGATCTGACCGATCCGGGTCTGGCTGGGGAAACCGTGCGCGTTCCGGCTGGCGATGTAATCCACATCCTAGACCCGGTGGAAGCTGGCCAGCTGCGCGGCGTGTCACGCTTTGCGGCCGCCATCGTGAAGCTGTTCACCCTCGACCTTTATGACGACGCCGAGCTGGAACGGAAGAAAATCGCGGCGATGTTCGCGATGTTCATCACCTCGCCCGCCCCTGAAACGCCGCTGGAACCGACCGAGGAGGATCTTGAGGTCGAACCCGGACAGGTGGTGCGGTTGGATCCGGGTGAGGATGTCTCGACCCCGGCGACGCCAGACTCGGGCGGCACCTATGAGCCGTTCCAGTATCGGACCCTGCTGCAAATCGCGGCCGCGCTGGGCGTGCCCTATGGCTATCTGACTGGCGACACGGCCAAGGGAAACTTCTCCAACACGCGGATCAGCCTCATCGAATTCCGCCGCCGCATCTCGGCCTGGCAGCATGGCGTGTTGGTCTATCAACTCTGCCGCGCCGTCTGGGTGCGCTGGATGGACACGGCTGTCTTGTCGGGTGCGCTGAACCTGCCGGGCTATGACAGCCAGCGGCGGCAATATCAGGCCTGCGCCTGGTTGCCGACCAAATGGGATTGGATCGACCCGATGAAAGACGCCTCGGCCGAGATCCTGCAGATCGAAGCGGGCCTGAAATCCCGCACCCAAGCGCTGGCGGAGCGGGGATACGACGCCGAACAGGTGGATCGGGAAATCGCCGCCGAGCGCAAACGCGAACTGGCGCTGGGCCTCGATTTCCGCCGTCCGGGATCCCCGGCGCAGGGGCCCGGCGAAGGTGGGGCGAAAGATGCGGATCAGGACAGCGGCAAGGACGACGAGGCCGACGACACTGGCGATCAAAAACCCGACCTCAAGGAGGGCGCATGATGCACCACGCCCAAATTGCCCAGCGGGCGTTCAACACTCCGCTGATGGTCGATCCGGCCAAGGCGCTGGCATTCCTGTCCGGGCTGGGGCCGCGCATCACCGGGCAGGAGATCACCTTTCAGGGGCTGGAAGTCGACGGTTTCGATCAAGCCGCAGCCACCCTGCCCGCCCGCGCCTCGCTGTTCGGCAACGATCTCGCCCAGCGCCACCAGCGCAATGGCACCCAGCCCTTCGCGATGATTGACGGCATCGCCGTTATCGAAATCGCGGGCACACTTGTCCACCGTGGTGCGTGGATCGGGCAGTCCTCGGGCCTGACGTCCTATGAGGGGATCGCCGCACAGCTGCAGGCGGCGCTGGCCGATCCCGGTGTGCGCGGTATCGCGCTCGACATCGACAGCTTCGGTGGTGAGGTGGCCGGGGCCTTTGATCTGGCCGACCGCATCCGCGCCGCCCGGGTGCAGAAGCCAGTCCACGCTTTTGTCGCGGAACACGCCCTGTCGGCTGGCTATGTTCTCGCCTCCCAAGCCGACCGGATCGTCCTGCCCCGCACCGGCGCTGTCGGCAGCATCGGTGTCGTGGCGCTGCACACGGACAT